TTGGCCGAGGCGAAACTGCCGGAGAACCCATTCGCCGGGTACATATTTACCTGTTTCTGAAAAGGCATTAATTTCTCCTTTAATGACTGCTTAAACAAACCTACAGAATGCGTGTGTTGACCGAAGCAAAGGGATCGTCGATCTTGCCCGTATCAGCCACGCTATCCATCGCGGCCGCATATTCCCTAAAGCCAGGTCTGGCCGAGAGTGCAGCATCGATCATGCCTTTGAGTCCTGCAAGATTGATGCCCTCGGGAGTTTGAATGTTTTTCGCCGACAGTGCATAGCGGTAAACCGTTTCCGCGCTATCCATGGCGCTGGCTCGCAATTCACCAACAAGAGGCCGCACGGCGTCCAAAGCGGCGTCCCTGGCTTGGTATTTTTCGGTCAGGCGTTTTTCAACGATGGCAAACACGGATGCCGAATCCATTGCCTTATTGTCCTGAGCCTTCTTCGGCTCCGGTTCCTCGTCATTCGCGCCGCTCTTTTTCGATTTGAGTGCGGCGAGACGTTTTTCAAGCTCGTCAATTTCGGAATCAATATCCGAATCCTCAGCTTCAACCGGCTCGCCCTTTTCAGGGCTGGTGCCGGCTTCGCCGGACTCGTCGCCCGCCTTTTCGGGTTCATTTTCGCCATTGTCTTTCGCTACTGCCTTGTCGTCGTCTTCATCAGCCATGCCATCTCCTTTGTTTATCTCTTCCCCTGAATCTGCAACTTTAGCCTCTGGCCCTACTCGGCCTTCTTTTACAAGTGCAACGTGGTTAAACCGTATTTCAGTCATTTTCATGTCGTAACCAACGCCGCCGAACATCCCGGTTTCCATGATCGGCCTGTATGCATACCCGCAAGAAAGCCCGGTGCGTTCGCCTGCCTCGATTTCGTCAATGATCATGCTGTCGTAAATTACAAGGCTGGCGACAAGATACGGGCTTTCGAAACGGGCATCTGTCCCAATTGCGCCAATGACGCTTGCCGCATCGTAATTAGCCGCATCGAAATTGCCATCATGGGCGTTCAATAGAGGGATGCCGTTGATAGTCGGCAGCGCCTTCTCAAGTTCTTCCGCCGGACGATACAGCATATACTTGGTATTCGGATCAAGGCCCAGCGCTTCACAGCCCGCGATCTCATGACCAAAGTACGGATCAACGGATGACTTCGATAAAACGCAGTCCTTGACGTGGAGATACCCGCCGGCGGGGTCTTTCCAGCGCTTCGAGTTTGCCGCATCCAGTGCGATATGGTTCATGCCGCGTTCCTTATGAGCAGGAAATACTCTTCTTCTTCCATAAATTCCCGGATAATTGGCTTGTAGTAGCATTTGCAGTTAGGCTCATACCCCGGCCATGTCCTCTTTAACTTGATCACGCCACCCTTGGCCCGGTACTTCAGCAATGCACCTTTCCGTAAATTGAAAACAAGCGCCTTTTCTCCAGCGGCTACATGGGATGCACGGGCTTGCATCATGGCGCCACTATGCACCCATATACCGTGAGTAATGCCGTTCTGGACGCATCGCAGCCGCGAAATCATCCCCGTGGCCTTGTGGTTCTGGTCGCGGGCGATAAATGCGGCTCGTTTCTTTATATCCCCCTTGAAATCCTTGAGATGCTTCAACGCCATTTTGTAAAGAGACTGCAAATCGTTGCCGCCCGCGCGGATGGATTTTTGCATTGCCTCTTCGAGTTGGTCGAAATACTTTCGCGGGATGGTTTTAATAAGCTCGATATTTTCCCGCAGTATCGCATCCGTGGCGTCCAGTATTTCCTTCGAAGGGCGATAGGTGACACTCACCTTCCCGCTGCCCGACACTACCCTTTTGAGAACGCGTTTCGATTCACCATCTATCTCGGCCGTGAACCACGCCGCCATTTTTTGGTTTTTGCCGTCAAACGTCTCGCTCACACCCTTGACGAGGTCGGGAGGAAATATCCTTCTGCCGTCTGCCGCTCCGACCAGAGCGCCCGGATTGCCGTCAAACCACTCTTTGACTGCCTGTTGCATTTCATTTGCAGCAACGGCAATCTTGCGGCGATACTTGGCCTCGATCTGCTCGTTAGGCAGAAAACCCTCAAGAGCTTTGAACTGCCGCAGAATGCCCCTTCGCCGCCTCGGCCTCTTGCTCCGCTTCCTGGATTGCTGAAATGTCCTCTTCTTCGTCATCGGCGTCTTCTTCATCCGGATCAATAAAACCAAGGCCCATATGCGGGTCGGCTTGCAACTGTGTCCTCGCCTCTCTGCGGTTCAGAAGGCGTGAATCAAACAGACCAGTAATGCTCGTGGTTTTTTGCGAACCCAGTGTTGATTTTTCCATGTCCGACAGCTTGAAAGTGCTATTCCACTTGATCTTGTATCCGCTCATTGGCTCCCAGCCGGCATGAAGCTGGAACAGCCGTAAGCATTGAGCGAGATTCTTGTGGAGGATGTTTTTCTGCATCGCCTGGACGCGTTCGGCATGCAGGAAGCGCTCATTTTCGCCGGTGGCGTTGAAACCCTTCGGTGGCGTACCGAATATCCGCGATATAGGGCGCCGCACGATCATTGCGATAAGCTCCATATTGAGCGTGACTATATTGGCCAGTTCCGCCAGATTGGTGGTGATCTGCGCAAAGTCTTCCTCCTCTTTGTCGACAACTGCAATGCCGTTATTGGAGCGCGTCAACTGCATCAGCTTGATGCGATTCCTCAGACTGGCCCGGTCATCCGCGCCCGCCTGCAGGGCTGTGGTCAAATTTGTTTTGAAATAAAGAAGCGCGTGGTTGTCGATTGAATCAAGCGAGGACAGCCTCGCCCGCTCGAAGCCGTCAACAAAGGGCTTGATCATTTGACATAGTGGCAACCCCATGAAGTTGTATGCCGGCTTCAAAAGCGTCGGCAATTGATTTTGCGCGAAATAAAGGAAGCGGCTGCGATGCACTTTTCGACCCATGATCGACCAGTACAAAGGACTGTAATAGTCCGGATGAAGCGGATTTTCGTAATTGGCCTCCAGTGGCTGACAATTCATCGCCTCCACCTTCCGAAAACCACGCAGTTCACCTTCCCTGATGGTTTTGGAATCGAGTCGAAGCTCAGATTGCAGAATCGCGTCTGAATCGTGCCCTTTTATATCAATGAAAACCAGGCCGCCGCCGTCCCAACCAAAATATGTCTTCCACCAGTCGCGAAACAGGCCGAGGATATCCCACTCTTCATTGGCGATATCCACGAGCTCTTTGAGTTTATCTTTATTGACATCATCCCTGGTTGACTCAAGTTCGAACCCTTCGGAGGTCATGTCCTCGGCATCGCCGGTGATGATGTTGTCGTAAATAATCCCAGTCTTCGATGTACGCAGTGCCGCAATGGCTGGATAACCCATGAAGGGCTGAATATCGTTGCCCCATGCACCTCCCATTGACGCCGCGATCAGGCTCTGTACCTGCGGACTAATACTCGCATCAAGCGCCACGCTGGAGTCCATGGCTATCTGCGCCGGCGCAAAAACTTCTTCAAGGGTATAGCGCTTGGCGTTGGGATCAATGTATTCAAGAAGCGCGGCAAGTTCTGTGCCAACGGTAAATCCATTCATAGCGCCACCCTCCGCAGGGTCGCCATATGGGCTTGTGTCTCCATGTCCTCGATAAGTTCATCTGAAACGTCGATCAAGCCGCGCCCGTTGATTTCGGTATCGAAGGCATAGCGCAATGCGTCCATACAGTGATTGTTTTTGTCCTCTGGCTTGCGAGTGACTTCCTCAAGCGTTTTATGCACATGGTATTTATACAGGCGGAATTCCTGTGCCGTGTGTTCACAGCGCGGATGTACGACAATCTTTTTGAAGCCTTGCAGATAGGCAATCCCATCCTCAATGGAACCCTTTTTCTTGGTGCAGGGCTTTACCGGTATCCCCCGGCGGCCAAGATAGTCAATTGTTTCCGGCCTTGAGTTGTCGCCAAAAGCCCGCCGCCCATCTAGGCCAGGTAGATTATCGCGAATAAATTTGGCGAGGTCATCCAGGGCGATTTCATGCCCGTAAGCCTCATGATCGATATACAATGCCCCCTCGAAAACGAATGCCCGCACCCCTGCGGTGGGATCGGCAGAAAACCCCCAGTCCAGACCAAAAAATATCCGTGTGTTCTCGCCATTGGCAAAACCTTCTTCGGGCGAATCAAACGGCTCGATCACGACATTTTTGTAGATGAGGTTTTCGCTAAGCTTGCGGCACTCGCCTTCCCATATCCACGCGTATGCATCCTGATCTTGCTGGAGCAGCCATAAACGCTCACGATCAAGAACATCGGGGAACCATGGGTTATCCTGCCAGCCGACCTTCCGAACAATGGAGTCTGGCGGTGTGGCCTTCTTGATGAACCTATCGTAAATCGGGTCTGTTTCGTTTTCAGGGTTGAATGATGCCCATATCTCCGAACCCGGTTTACGAATGGTCGGAATCAGAATATCAAGGCTATCCTGTGTGATTGTTGCCGCTTCCTCGACCCAGCAAATATCGACGCCTTCGGTGGATTTGATCTCCTGCGTATTGTGGCGGATACCCTTGAATATGAACCTGGATCCCGAATGCCGATGAATGATTTCTGATTTCAGAATATTAAACTCGTTCAAAAAGCCGCGCTGATTGATCTTGTTTTCCAAAAGCGCATGCACCGAGTCGGCGATTGAGTTCTGCAACTCACGGGCGCACAGGATAAGCAGCTTTTTCTTACGTGAAAGAATGACCAGGGCATCCGCGAACTGATGCGACTTGCCGCCACCGCGACCGCCATAGAATACCTTGTACCGATGAGGCTCATACAGGCCGAGGAACGCCTCCGGTACTTCGACCTTAACTGTGGCGGCAGAGGACTTAGTCAATTACGTTTCCCCGGTTTATGCGTGTCGAAATCGCCGCGAAGATAAGCGTCAAGATTTTCACGCGATACGCGATACGGACCATGAGCCGCCGCGCGGGTCAAATAACCCTGGCTCACCAGCCATTGCAGACGATTCACGGTGAGCCCCGAATAGTCCGAAGCTTCCCGATAGGAAATTGCGGCGAATTTGAGGTAATCCTCACGAAACGCCTTGTACGAGGCGTTTTTGTGATTTCGGGTTATTGGCCTTTTTGTCGTCGCATTCATGTTTCTTTCTGCCCTTCACTGTATTAACCGGAATGATCTGCACATCCGGCAACTTCAAGGTCACACCGTCAGGAATGGCGATCTCCTGAACTTTCCCGTACCCGCGTCCCTTGCCCCTGGTTTCCAGAATGAACTTTATGGCGAGAAAGTTCTTCTTGCCGATCAGATGCATCAAGCCCATTTCGGCAGCATCAAGATTGAATTCGATAATGTTTGGTAACGCTTCACGTACAGCCTTATGCTTATCAACGAAGCGTTTTATAGTACTGCGATCTACTCCAAGAAGCTTGGCGGCTCCAGCGTATATGCCAGCGGATTTTTCCAGGGCGTCGATTACTTGCTCCTCGGTAAACCTGGACTTTCGCGACTTATCCTTGGCCTTCGCCATAACGATTCACCCTATTTGTGCAACCAACCCCTCCGACTTCCGCCCTTCCGAGTGCTCCCCTTGCTCATTGCTGATGCAGCCATTATCACTCCCCTCTGAAAAAATGAATGTAAATGCGGCCCTTTTGGTCGCGTTTGTGTACATCCTTGCCAGTCTGCTTTTTCACTTCCAAATCGCCGACATCATCAAATGCCACGTTGCCGGTAATTGTTTTGTGATTGTTCT